CTGATTACTAGCCTTAGAAGTTATAGGATTAATAACAGCATAAAACTCAGCTTCAGCCCTTGTCACTTGCTTAGAACCAGGAGGCACAGCAGCTTGTGCTCCCATAAATACTCCTGTATCTACAGCATTTTTTAGGTTATCCCAACTAATACATTGATTACTTGCTATTCCTGCCCAACTCATCTATTAATGCTTTTAATTGATTTTCTAAGTATTGAACCTTTGCAACTAATACTTGGTTATAAGCTACTGCCAAGAAACCATCTTTAGCTTCGGCTACTGCATAAGGCATAATTAATTGTACCTCTTGTGCGTAATATCCTACCTCTACTTTGCCGTCTTTTTGATAAAGGTAGGTTTGTATATCCTGAATGTTTTTAGGAGCATAATTCGCCTCTATTTGCTTTTTAAGACGCTTATCTGATGACTCGAAGAAACCAGGAGCTGTTAGATTGCCTGATAAAGTACCTCCAGTCAATGGTAAGTAGTTTGCCAATTGAGCAGTACTTGCCTTATTGTTAAATGTGTTCCAGTCAGTTGAAGTTAAAAAACCACTTGATGAACTACCAGCAGCAGATATGGTTATAGTAGGGTTTGTGCCACCAGATGAAGACAATGGACTTGATGCAGATACGCTTGTAACTGTACCTACTGACCATGATCTATCAGCAGAAAGGTCATAACCTACTCCGTTTATAGTTAAAGTTCTTGATGTTGGAACACTAGATGTAGGACTTTCATTTCTCCACTCTCCGAATCTATAGGTCAATACTTGTCCATTAGAAGGTGTACCTATGTATGTAACATCTGTAAGGTCATTTAAAGAAATAGGAGCAGGAGCTGCCCATACTAAATCACCTCTTAAAAACTGACTTGTTGTACCTGTGCCTATAGAGTTTTGCTTATTGTTAAAAGCATTCCAATCTGCAGCCGTTAAATACCCTGCTGTGCCACTATCTGCAGCAAGTAAGGTATATCTACCAGTTGAGCTATTATAAGTCAATGCTGAGCCTACATTGGCACTAAAGGCTGCCCTTGCTCTAGCATTACTATAGTATAGGTTAGTAGAGCCTTCAGTAACTAAATCAGTATTGTAATCACCAGTAGTTGCTACTACAGCACCTGTTCTTCCGAATACACTAGAGACTGCTCCAGCACCTGCTGAGTAAATAGGGATGTTTAATACTCCTGTAGTGCTATTATAGGTAGCAGCTCCACTTGTGCCTATAGTTGTTAGGCTTAAAGATGTACCACCACCAGTAGACGATAAAACACCACCTGATAATGTTAATCCACTACCAATGGTTATCTTGGTTACATTACCTGCGTTATCACCTCCTGCAAGTACGTTACCTGAACCTGCTAGAATATTTTTAAGTACTAATTGTGCCATATTATTTAAATAATGCTCTTATATGTTCTCCTGCAGCCAATGATGATCCGAATGTTAAAATACCTGTTGTACTATTAAATGATACATCATTTGCATCTACACTTACTGGGTTAATATCTTGCACCTCTACACCACCTCGTGTTACACTAAAGCAAGTAAACCCAATTGCACCAGGAAGGGTTACTGTTGTTTCTCCTCCTGTAGCTGTATAATCATACATCTTAACAATCTGACTGCTAATATTAATACCCTCTTGAGTTACCTCTACACCATCTATAGAATATCCACCAGTTCCTTGTAAAGTTACGCTATAAGTAGAAGCACTTTCTACTGGTCCACTTAAAGACAAAGAAGTAATATTAGCTAGTCCTGTTAGAATAGTATATCCTAATAAACCACTACCACTTCCGTTATCGTTATCTATAGAAAACTTAACTGTGATTGGAGTCTTGTCTAAAACTAATTGCAATAAGTAAGCATAATTATAGTTGTCGCTAAGCGAAATAAAGCCATCGCAAGTAACTGACCATGTTATAACATCATTCTTATATTCTCTAAACCAAGCTGATGTTTGGCTTGTTACTTCTACTTGCTCTACGTTTGTTTCAAAAGAACAATTTGTAGCAGCTCCAAAAGGAACAGCTGTATTAGTATTAGGATAAAATCTATATAGTACAATGTTGGTTCCGTTAATTACTGATGCCATATTAGAAAGTTGATGTTTGAGGTGAATATTTGTTTACTCTAGTACAAGCTATTTCATTGTTACTTATCTGCAATAATGTTACGTTAGACTGGTCATTAGGCAGGTCTATAGTAGCATTGCCTAACATAAATGACTTACTGCTTACGTTAATTGATGCAGGATCAGTATCTGTTGCAAAAATAAGCTTAGCTGCATTAAGTATTGGATAGTTAATGTTTTCAGTATAAAAGCTACTTAAAGAAGCATCTAAATTGATGATGTTTTGTCCGTAAGTGTTTATGTATTGTTGTACTAATAATTCAGACAACGTAAAGAACTCTCCTGCTGGATCTTGACCATATCTATACCACCCTGCAGCTACAGTATTATTGCTTAATATTAACGAACCTTTACAAGATGGATAAAAAGAATCAGAGCCACTTGATCCGTAAGGGAATGATGTTGAATATGTATATTGTTCATTCTCAACTAAGGTTCCTGTTAGATTATATGCAGAAACTACTGATTTAATCTTTAGAACAAAATTAGTAAGTGTCAAGAAGTTAATTCCTTCAGATATTCTATAAGTAAAACTTAACTGACCACTTCCTGGAAATATTGCAGTTTTTAAATCCAATACAAAATCTTGTGCAGCTCCACTAGTCTTAGGATTATAAACTGTATATGATGTAGATGTAGTTTGCCAGTTTCCATCATTATTAAGATAGTATATAGTAGAACCAGTATTTATTGTTATATCTATAAAACCAATAGGAGTAGCAACCGAGTTAGCACCTATTGTTATATTTAATTGCAAAGAATCCCCAGTTGTCACATAAGCATTAGACGAAGAATTAAGTGTTACTGCTGCAGTACCTGCTGGACCCCCTGATGGTGCGGTTAACTCAAAATAATAATAATCTAATATTGTGTTTTGCTGTAGCGTACAAGTTCCATCACCTGTTGAGTTTCTAGTCCAATAAGTTGCTTCTGTACCATCATTATCCTCTAAATTGCCATTTGGTATATAATTTGGAGCAATCTCCACATCTGCTTCAGCTATAATCTTATAGAATCCTTTGTTAAGTATTTTTAATTGGCTATTGTCTATAAAATATAAACCTGATGTATTTGTTAAATATGGTTGTATTATAGATGAAGTATTTATTAAGTTACCATCTAAATTATTTACTCTTGTTCCACTTGTATTGTATTCTGTGTAGTAAGCATTTGTTTCAGCAAATTCATTTACTGATACTATCCACCATTTAGCATTAGCTTGAAATACTCTACATCCAAAAGATTTAGCTATATTGGTTATGATTTCTAAACAATTAGTATATGTATATTCATCTTTTAAAAAGTTTCTGTAAGCCATATAGGTTTGCACAAATGGATCTTGCCAAGAGTTTACGCTTCTATCAGACATCCCATTAGCAAAATAAGAACACATTGTAACTGTGTTTCTATTGTTCTTAAAACCTATAGCATTAAAACAAGTTCTTAATATAGTAAGCAATGAATTAATATCATTAACACCTAAGTTACCAACTGGAGGTTCAAATGGTATATCTTTTAACATACCTAAACCATCAGTAGCATTAAACGTTGCTATCTTTCTGCCTGTAGAATATGATACTTGAACATTGTCATTAATAATAAATCCAACCCATTCGATTACGTTATTAACGTACATTTCTACATAGTTGTATCTATCATCTATATTAGTAAAATTAATAATATTAGATAATTCATTCGTAAAGTCTATAGATATGCCTAATTGCGAGGCAAATATAGGCTCATATGGATCGTCTGAATTTGGAATGTACTCAAGGTTTAATCCTGCTCCCTGAAGGTCTATAATAGCACCAAAATAGCCATCTTGCCATATCTTTAGTTCAACATCTTTATCTGCTCTTGTAGCAAATGTTACTGAGTATTTTTGTCCGTATGCCATTATCCTCTTCTAAGATTTAATGATTTTTCGCTTCTGCTCATTGCCAAAACTAAGTCTTGCCCTTTTAACACAAATGTACCACCACTTCCTGAACCTGCCATCAAATCTTTTAGTTTATCTAAAGGAGCTACTACTTCAGGATTATTTTGAGCACCTGGATATTCTCCTATTAATCCCATTGTAGGACCAGATACGATACCTCCATTAGCAAATCCCATAAAGTATTTAAACAATCCTCCAAACCCACCAGCAGCTTTTTTAGAAGCATTAGCTGCGGTTCCTAAAGCACCTGATCCAGGTAATAATGAAAGTACTATAGAGAAAACTAAAGCCTTCATAGCTGCAGCAGCAATCTGCTTTACCAAATCCATAAACATTCCACCTAAAGCCTCTCCAACACTCATGCCTTGTTCCATAGCTGACCACAATCCAGTAAACGCATTTGTAACGTAATTAGATATAGTATTAGCCATTAATAAATAAGCATCCGCTTGTTCTTTAATTAGTTTATTTCTATTAACTATAGCTTCGTTTTCTGCTTCTCTTTGTGCAGGATTTAAAGACTCAAAGAATGATGAAGTTTTACCTTGCAATGATTTACCAAAATCTCCAGACATAGCATAATCAGAAAAAGCATCGATATCAGATTGTCTCTTTTTAGCTGCTTTAGCTTTTTCAGTAGGTGTTTGACCTAATAAGAATTGACCACTATCTTTTAATAATTGTGCCCTTCTTTGTATTTCAAAAAGTATTCTGTTATTCTCTTTCCTTAAATCAGATGAGAATGTATCATCTTCCTCTCCTGCAGCCTTCCCTTTCTTTTTGCCTTTAAATAATGCAAATACATCTATCTTCTTTGCAGCCGTTTCTACTTCTTTAAAAGCAAACTTAAACTTATCTGAAAATTGATTAGCTGTGTAATCAACTGATTTTAATATTGTTTCACCTAAATCTTTATTAAATATCTTTACAAATGCTCCAACACCATTTCCTACTTGTTTTAATGCAAAAGATAAGAACTGAATAATTCCGTTCCAAGCTAATTTAAAGATATTAAGTAATGCTTCGCCAAACTTCTTCCAGTCTCCCTTTATTACGCTTGTTATTAGTATGAACGCTTGAGCTAATATATTACCAGCAATCTTCAAAAAGGCTAATAAGTTTTCCCAAATTATTTTAAATTGGTATATGATATTCTCCCCAAACATACTCCATAGGTATTTTATGGATTCTGTTATAGATTTAAAAGCAGGGTATAATTGATTTACTATAGAGTTAACTACACCATTAACAAAGTCCTTAAATGTGTCAAATAACTTTTTTGTTCCTTTTGACATATCATCACCTTGAATGGCAAAATATGTCATAGCTGCAGTTACCGCAGAAACTGCTAAGTACAATAAACCAAACCCTTGTGCAAGTGCAGGTAAGTTGTTCTGAATACCTCTAAATCCGTATGGCAAGTCTTGTAAAATCAAAGAGATATTCATCAAGCCCTTATTAAAGCTTTTAGATGAGCTATCAAATTTTCTCATAGCACCTGAAGCCTGATTTATATCACCTTCTAAAATTTGAAAGTTTTTCCCAAGCTTACCTAATTCTCTATTAAGAATATCCGATACTACCTTAAACTCTTCGGCATTAGCCTGTATATTAATTTTAATCGATTCTTCTACTGCCATTTTTTTCTATAGGTTTAGCATTATTATATTTTTCAAGTACAGCATCAAGCTCCTCTTTACTCATTATGTTTTGTTTCACAAAGTTACGATTATCACAATCAAGTTCTAAAAGCTCTTTAGGCTTGACTTTCTTTCCTTTAGGAAGTTGTAAATTGACTAAAACTGTTGTCTGCCATCTAGTTCTAACCCATTCCTGCTCTTCTTTATGCCTATAGCCATACCACACAAAATCTAACTCAGCCATCGTCATATCCCAAAACAAATGGGGAAGCACTTGGCACTCCCCCATTGTATATCTTTCAATATCAATCCACTCTAATTTTTTTTTACATCACCTTTTTTACCTTTAGGTGCAGCATCATTTAATCCGCTTGACATACTATCTGATAGTGCCTTAAACAAGTTTTGCATATTAGCACTTGTTACACCTCCCATATCATCTATCCAATCACAAACATCTAAGTCTGTGTAAGTTGGAGTGATGCCTTCCTTGTATAAAGGATATTCAGCAGCAGCTTTAATTAAATTAACGATAGCATCAAGGGTATTATCCCCACTTAATGCTTCACCTATTTCAGATGGTCCGATGCCTTGTAACTGACAAAATCTTTTTAAAGACCATGTGCAGAATCTTAAATGCACCTTAGTGCCATCCGAAAGTGCGATTTCGTAATGTCCTCTCATATATGTTGTTGTTTTTGGTTATTAGTTAGTTGCTTGAGTCAAAGCACCTGTTCCAGTAAAAGATACTGAATAAGTTACTGGAGACTCCATGTCAGCAGTAATATCCATACTTTCAATGAAAGCAGAACCAGACCAAATTAAGTCACCTGTTACTGGAGTTGTTCCACTAACTGTAGTAAACTTAACTGTTACAGCAGTTCTATTTGCGATAGCAGTCATTAACTCACCTGTAGTGTAGTAAGAAGCTGTAGCAGCAGGATCAACTGTAGCTAAACCATCTGTAGTCAAAGACCAAGATTTGGCACCAGCAATATGATCTGTCCAACCAGCACTTTGCTTTGTTGTGCTATCTGGTAAATCTACTGAAAAACTTAAAGAACAAGATGTAGCATGAGCTACTACTTCTGTTCCTACTAATACAACCAATGAGGTTCCGTTAAATACACCTGATGTTGGCATTTTTTTTTATTTTATTTTTTTATAATATTTGATTCACAAAATGATCCATTACAATAACTCTTTTAAACACATAAGCCTCATCTACATAATCAAAAGTTGCTTCATTTGAAGCCACTCTGCGAGTTACTATTTTAAAGTCAGGAGCTGTATTTGGGTAATCAATAGGATATACTCCTATGATTTGTAACAATGAGTTAGCCCATTGGTCAACTGACTTTTGTCCTACTTCTCCGTCTTTAAATGTTCTATAAACAATATCAAATTGAATAGTAACATTAAAACTATAGCTTTGCTTATCACTATTCTCCACAGAAGTCTGACTACTAATGATTAAGAACGGAGGCTGTACTGTATCTGGAGCTATTGTGTCGTACACATTAAGCGTGTAAGATTCAGTTGTCAGCTTGTTTATGTAAGCTTGTCTTATAGCTAATCCGCAATCTTTCATTTACACAAATTTAGCGAAATATATTTATATCTTAAATTCCTTTACCCTATTTAAAAGCTGTGTATAACGCTTGTCAAATGCGGTCATTAAGAATGGTCTTGTAGGTAAATTAGTGAATTTTTTAGGATTCTGAACCATAAATTGTCTAGCAAAAGCACTTTGCTGA